CCGCAGTTGTGGGAAATCGAAAATTAGATTTAAACCAATTGGCAACCTTAGTAAATAAAGATACATTAAGAGCCGTTAGTCCATGTAGACCATGTTTAGTTGCTAAAACCACATGTGATACAGACACGTTGGTATCGTAGTTATAGCACACAGCCTTAACTTTAGTGTAGACTGCCATAAAGAAACTGGCAAACCACTCCTCAGCTGGTTCAAAATCGTACATTTCCATCAGTTCATTGACAAAAGAATAAGCTTGTTCATCATTTTCTAGAAGTGCGTAGTTGTAGTCACGATCATCATCATAAAATTGACGAATACCTTTTCCGGTATAGAAATCTTCGAATTCACCTTCTGCTATGGTAGAGCTACCTAACAGACGACTTAGCATACTGCGTGTGGGTTGTGGTGTGTTTTGTGGTGTTGGTGTTGTTTCGGTGGTACCTTCGGCAACAGGGACACGATCTGTTCTAAAACAATCATCTAAGTAATCATAAGTTAATAAATGGGGAACTAGACCGCGTTGCTTGCCTGCTTTAACAAGAGCTTCATATAATGCTGCTCTCTCAATTTGGAATCTGTCAACTCCATAGTGGTACCACATCATTAAAGACATGTTCACATTTACCATGGTGGCATAATAATCGTCATCACTATCTCTAATCCAATTCACCATCTCATACAAAGTATTCTCTTCCATTAGGGCATGATAAACCATACCATCTCTTCTGAAACCGTTCTTTAAAAATGTACATTGTTCTAGAGGTTTTGATTCTAATATCTTGCCAGATTTGTCAGCCATAGTAAATTTAATATTATAAATCTCCAAGTGTTCGGAAATCGTTTTAAGGTTATACCAAGGCAAAACTTCTCTCTTAATTGAGGCTATACTGTCATCACCATAACAATACAGTTTAACGTGATCATAGTAGTGTTTAAGATCACACATTTCAGGGGGTGCTAGTCCAAGCCAGCACAGTTTATAGTATTTATCATTACCATTGGTGTTAATAATTGTAGTACAATTGCATCCAGAAGGGACGCCACAATGTACACAATAAGCAATATTTACGCATTGGGTAGGTGTATGTACCATCTCGTACCATAGTACTTCTCTAATTAGAGATGAGATTTCGTGGTTTGCTTCATATCGGTAATAATGATTGATAGCATTAATGTCTATTTCGAGAAAATCAGTTAACATGTGACCATCAAATTGTGTATGATCGCCGTCGCCTCCGACATCAGAGTTACTCTTAAGATTGTTCATCATTTCCGTCCAATCCATAGAGTAAGGATTGATTCCCACTGCTGAGTGAGTTTTAAGTGCAGAGTTATAATAGCTGACAATGTAATCTAAGAAATACATTCTGAAAACGATTTGATAATCTAGAGGTGGTGTTACAATCATGCGTGTTTTCTTACCTGGTTTACGTCTTTCATCTTTCGGAATATCCATCCACATAGAATCAATCGCAATACCTTTCTTAGCCATAGCAATGCGATCATCGATCATTTTGCGTAGTGTAGGTTCATTAACAGTGTAATTACCATCTGCGTCTTTGGAGAAGAAACGTTCTTTTCCTTTTCCTACGCCTATCTTCTTATACGGTAATCCGGGGGATGTTGACATATTCATTCTCTCAAAATATTTATATTTGCTGTTTCCATTAATGGCTTCAAATTCGGAAACAACACCTAGTTTAAAACTATCTAGTGCGTCGTTAATGTCGTTGGCGTCTTGTTGAAGTAATGCTTTGACTTTGGGGTTAATTGGCATTGATGGTTGAAAATAACGAGCAATCGTCTCTCCAAACTCACGTTTATCTAATGACACTGGTGCGGTTGTAGGTGGTTTAATTTCTCCATGAATAACGGATGGTTTGATCTCTGATCTCGTTACAGGATAAACAGCTTGATTAGCTGGGACAGTACCATAATAGGTATAATTACCCTCAGGTAAAATAACAGCTGGACGGTCTTCGACTGTAATAGGTCGTGAGCGTGGTTGTACTCGTGGTACAAAACTGTCTAACATTTCTGAAGTAACTAATTCGGTGTAACCGTGGTGTTTATTTCGTTCGCCTGCTACATGTATACCTAATAACTTGCCTACAATACGGGTATTGTAAACAACAAGTACTGAACCGCAATCACCAGAGACGGTAATAGCGTCATACTGAAATCCTTTATAAATGGTATACGGTACAATCACACCATTAACAGCATATTGTTGATTAACTATTGTGGTTATTTTGACAAGTTGTCTTTCAAACGAACCTGAATTAAATTTATTGAGTGCTGCATCAGACCAATTAGCAATATAAGCTAAATCGTTTTCACTAATGAAGTGGTGTCTGATATCTTTCCAAGCTCGCACCTGTAAGGTACATTCATATATAGCGACATCTTTTGGTTCTCCTTTACGTGTACACAAGCGCGTTAGTCTGCTGCTCTCAAACATTTGTTCGAATACAGCTTGATCAGTTCTTAATACAAATCTTGAATTCTCTTCTACGACTTTTCCATCGGAGGCTAAAAATAGATGGTACGGGAACAGAGCATATCTGCCTCCAATAAAAACACCACACATGTTGTTTCTCTTAAGAGTTCTTCGGTCATCGATTTCAGCATAAATTT